ATGAGGGCCGTTCCTATATCTCTCGCGCCACCCTTGACGATCACGTGGTGCGCCAAATCTTCGCGCTGATTGCGGCAGCGGAATGGGATGAGGAGTCGCGGGAGATCCTCGCTCGCGTCAGCGCGCACTACGCCGAGGTGAACGAGTCGCCGGAATCAGCGCAAGAGCGGAGCACCGTGATGCAAGAGCGGGCCGACGCTACGCGGGCAATCACGCAGCTTTACGAGGACCGCGAACTGTTCGAGGGCGACCCCGTCGGCCGTGCGCGCTGGGCGACCGACCTCAAGACTCAACAGGGCCGTCTGAGGGCCGCCGACAGCCGCCTAGAGGCTCTTGGCCAGACCGGCTCACTGACGCTGCCGATTCTCGAATGGAGCGCCAGCGACAACGGCGACCCGCTCGGCCCCGGCTCATGGTGGGAGTCGGCGTCGCTGACTGAACGGCGCTCGTTCGTCTCGCTGTTCGTCAAGAAAGTGACCGTTCGCAAGGCGCGCAGCGACGAAAAGAGTCGGGGCAACAAAGCGGCAGCAGTGATAGAGGGGCGCGTGACTATCGAGTGGGTCTGAACGGCCCTCTGAGCCCCGTTGGGCCGGTCCCTGGTGGACTTGCCCGGCGGGGCTCTTTCTCATGCCTGCTGTGCGTCTCCCTGAGCGCCCGTAAGGCGCGTCCCGGTATGGCGGCGACCGCCGGGGCGAGTAAGGGCCGCAGATAGCCGCTGAGAGCTTCTCTGATGATGCGTCACCTTAGCCGGAGAAATTCTGACGGACCGTCAGTCGAGGAGTAGTCAACGCGACGCCAGGCTCAAAACCGCGCGAGGCATACGCCGAGATCTGACCCATGGCAGTAATCAACTGATTACACATAGTGATTCATCTTTGCCTATCCGTGACCTAGCGTGGTTTTCCGGGGAGTACAGCGAAGCGCGGCGCAGAGGGAGCGTCATGGACCCGATAAATGATCAAGCTCTGACCAGCAAATATGACGGACATGACGAATCTACCCCCATTTTCAGAACCCATATAGAACTCCTATAGCTAATCCAAAAACGGGGTGCGATTCGCCATACCGCCATGCCCTCCGCTGAGAGTGACCTAGAGAAGCACTCTCTAATGTTCAGTGTGAGAGGGATTCCCGCGCCCACAAAATTGCTCGGCGGACCGAGGGCCCTCTCATCCAAACATGCGGACGGCATCACAGACGGTCCGCACCCACATACCCGTTGCGTGGCGGTAAAACCACGCACTGAACGGCCCTACCTGAGGTCGACTTGCAAGGCGGACGTGATGCCCCGCTTTCGACAAGTCCCCGGGTAGGGCCGTTCTGCATTTTCAGGCATCACATTGGAAGGCTTCACCATGAGCGCACGCTCCCAGTATCTAACCGCCCACCGCCGAATCGATGACGCGCGCGGTAAGGCGAATACCCATGCCTGTGAGTGGTGCGGCGTGACTGCCGACCACTGGGCCTACGATCACAGCGACGACAACCAGCGCATTGCCGACGGTTACGTATGGTCGGATATTCCGGCGCACTACATCCCGCTATGCGCTATCGACCACCGCGCGTTTGACCGCGCATTCCGTCGTGGCGCTGCCATCGCCCCGCTAAAGGCTATTGCGGCTCAGAGGCTCACTTCGGAACAGAAGTCGTTTTACGCTGAACGGTGCGCGCGACAGGCTCTGATTGACGACAGGGTCAACGCCATTGCCTCGCATGAGCGCTTCGCAAAGCGCGATGCACGGCGAGCAACGGAACGGGAAAAGCTCAATCGGCAGTCAGAGCGCGAGGTAAAGCGAATCGATAGCCTGACGGGCTTCTTCCCGCTGGTCGCCGTGTTGGGCGATAACTCCCACCGCATGACTGGCGTTGACGCCTACTCGCTGTATGAGGGTTGGTGCCACACCGAGGAAATTACGCGCACGCTAGGCCGCAATGAGCTGTACGCCGCCCTCGGCAAGATGCCGGGCATTAAGCGAATGCGGACCAGCAAGGGCGTTGTTTTCGTCGGCATCCGCCCCACGGTGGACCGATGAGCAAGACAGAGGAACGCATGTTGGCGCGACTTGACAGGCTCATAGCGCTAATGCGTGCCGCCGTAGAGGCGGAAGAACGGGGCGGTAATCATGGATGAGTACGATCTCCTGATCGCGCAGTGCGCTCAACACAACGAGGGTGCCCGCCTTTACCACGGGGCGAAGCTAGCCGGTCTAGAACAGCGCCTAGAGCGGCTGGAATCCACCACGTGGCGGGCAGTCGAGGTAGCGACCGAGCAAGGCAATTCAGCGCGCTGCACGGCGCTACTGAGTGACTTTGCAGAGCTGCGGGACGCTGCCAACGCAATGTGGCTGGAGCACGGCAAGCCTGCGCCGGATTGGGCCGGGGTGTTCTATGTCTGAGCACACGTGCACTATCTGCGCTGAGACGTTGCCCGCTTCCGCCTTCTATCCGGCACCGGCGCTTCGCAACGGTCGCGCTTCCCGCTGTAAGCGTTGCGTGTTCCTTGCTCTCGCTGAGAAAGCTGAGTCTGCGCGCAAGCCATTCGGTAAGCAGTAAGCGCATGTGCTCACCACCTCCCAAATTTGGTAGGTGGGGGTAGCCCTGCCGTACAACCTCTGTCCCAGACACAAGCGGCTATACCCCCTAGGTTCAAATGGGTGCCCCCTCTGTGTAGCGGGTGCCCCCCGTAAGTACCGGAGCAAGAGCACCCGGACGGCTGGACGGTATGACGGCACGTGGCAGCGTCTGCGCGCTGAGGCGATACGACTACAGCCGTTCTGTTCGTGGTGCGGTCGAGCCGATGATCTAACCGGCGATCACATCACGCCACTGAGCAAGGGTGGACAGAACACAGCGGATAACATCCGCGTCCTCTGTCGATCATGCAACAGCAGACGAGGTAACCGAGCGTGAATGGCTGAGGGTCATTGGCGTTGTGTTTCGTATCGCAGTGCGTGACCCCGCCGTCGTGTCGATCGCCCAATCTCCCTCTCCTTATCGGCCTCGAAAGCCCTGTACGGCCCTGAGGGGCTTTAAGGAATGGTCGACCCATCCGCCCCCCTCGTTCGCGCTCAAGGGCACTCAGAGGTGCCATCAGAGGGATATGGGGACCACCTCGGGGGGTAGGGGAGGTCGAAACCTGAAAGTCCCCCCTTCCGGCACCCCCTCCTTCCCCTCCGCTTGAATTTCTTCGGTAATCGCCGAAAAAGGCACAGCCGCTACACATTGCGCTACATCGGCGCGCAAATCCATGAATCTCGACGCACGGAGGTGCCAGCATGCGCGGAAACATTCCTGCTACCCCCATGCTGCGCGTCCTGCGCGGACAGTCGGGGAACACTGAGGCTCAATCCCTCGCCCGACCCGTCGAGGACGCTCCTGCGCTCCCCCAGAGGCTTACTGGCGAGGCTGCGGATGAATGGTCGCGCGTGGTCCCGGAGCTGTACGCGCGTGGCGTATTCGAGCCGGTCCTAGATCGGGCATTCATGGTGGCTTACTGCTCTTCGTGGGCTACCTACACAGCAGCAATGAACGACCTGGCGGCGAACGGCCTTACCTCTGAGGGTTACCGGGGCCAGATCAAGAAGTCTCCAGCGCACCAAATCGCGCGTGACGCCGCCTCGTTGATGCTTACGTTCGGCGCACGGTTCGGGCTTAATCCACTCGACCGGCAGCGCCTCAATATGCCTGCGCCGGAAAGTGCGCCGGTTGATTCCGAAATTGCGGGGCTGATGAGCTAATGGCAGCAACCAGCGGCATGTCACGCCGTGGTGACGACCCTTTGCCCATAGAGCCTCTTGGACCTCTCATCGATTACAGCTTTTACGTCAAGTACTGGCATCCGGACAGGATGGCGTACTTTCAGGGCTGGGCCGATGCGTGCACTAATCCGCAGGCCCGCGCCGAATGGCTAGCCGTCATCGAGGAACTACTCCGCCGCCTTGCAGAGGCGGGGATTGCGGCTGAGCCGCACTAATACTTCCGGCACTTGCTGCCGGGGGACCGGGTGATGGTCAGCGCTTGGCGGGCGCGAAACGGAGAGAGCACGGTCACGGATTAAATCTCCTGTCGTGGCCGTGCTGCTCTGCGACCCGCTGAATAAACCTCTCCCGTAATCCACACGCCTACCGCTTGGGCCGAGCCGGCTCGGGCGGGTTTTCACGCCCAAAATCCCGGGCCTTCCTCCTATGGAGAAAATCTTGAATTACGAAAAGATGGCAAAGAATGCGCTAGAGGAGCGGGCTCGCATTGTCGCCGAGCTGCGTTCCCTCAACGATGACGCGACGCTTTCCGACGCTGAGAAGCGCGAGCGGTTCGAGCGAGCCGATAAGGCTGCGCAGGTCAAGGAAGCGGAAGCGCGTGACTACGTTGAGCGCGCTCAGCGCGAGACTGAGGCCCGTTCGCTGGCCGCGCGTGCTGGCGGTGCTCTCACTGGCAAGGGCGAGCTAGTGCTTGTCGACGGCGACGAGTGGCGGGGGCTGCTCCCCAGCGGGGAGGAATATCGTGCGCTTATCGCTGAGGGAAGTCCTGCTGCGGGTGGCTACTCGGTCCCTACCAACGTTGCGAACAAGTGGGTTGAACACCTCCGCAACTCGTCGGTTTTCCTCAAGGCGCCGGGTGTCAACGTGCATCGCTTTGAGGGTGGCTCTTTTGTGCTGCCGTCGCTGACTGGATCCAGCACTCCGGGGGTTGCCGCTGAAGGTGCGAGCATCACCGAGAGCGCGGCGACTTTCGCCGGTCTGACCTTTGCGCCTCAGAAGTATGCGGACTTCTACCGCGCGAGCAACGAGGTTATTGCCGATTCCAGCGTGGCGATGCGGGACCTTATCGCTGGGGTGATGGTTCGAAACCTCGCGACCAAGGTTGACCTTGACGCTTTCCAGGGCACGGGCACTTCGCAGCTCACCGGCCTTACTAAGGCTGGTGTCGGTACGGCGGTTAACCTGACGGTCGGTAACACTGTCGTTAAGTGGGATAACGTCATCGACGCTTACAGCGACATTGAGGCGATCGGCGCGACTCCGGGTGTCATCTGGACTTCCCCGGATATGGCCAAGGCGCTGCGCAAGGAGCGTGAAAACGGGGCGAATGGCGGTTACCTGGCTGGCCAGGTTGCGGACCCGGTCACTAAGGCAAGTCTCGGGCTTCCGATTCTGGTCTCTGCGAACCTTCCGACCAAGACGGTTATTGTTGCGGACCCGACCCGTATTCATATTGGTGTCCGTTCCGATGTGGCCGTTGCCATGTCCGAGGACTTCCTTTTCGACAAGGACGCCGTTGCGTTCCGTGCCACGTACCGCGTGGCCGGTCTCGCGGTCGATAACGCTACTGCGGTTCAGGTCATCAAGGCTTCCGCGAGCTAACATAGACTCCCCGGGTGGCGACCCGGGGTAGCGCCACAACGGCGTAATCCATAAAGGGGATGCCCCCGTTCTTGCTGCGAAGCAAGGGCGGGGGCTTTCCGTGTTTCGTCTATGCCCACCCGTCAGATCTTGCCCAGTAGGATGCTCGCATGGATGCAGCCCCGATCGTTGCCAAGATTGAAGAGATCCAGCGGGAAATGGAGGGCCGGTTTGATCAGTTGGGTGAAGGGTTGGACGGCCTTAGGGGAGATATCAGCGGGCTCAATAGAACGACGGCCGGGATCATCGAGTTCCTGACTGATCTTGCGGAGCATCACGCATCCAAAGCTGAGATCCTGGCCAAACTGCGTGATCTAGCTTGATCTCTCGCTGACGGCCGAGCCCCGCACCCGGCGCCTTTCTGGTCGCTGGTGCGGGGCTTTCTCCCTTTCTGATGGTCCGTCAGATAACTGTCTTGCGAGTAATCCGAGCCGCTGACGTGCTAGCCAGCGTCCGCGTAGCCTGGTTGGCATGGCTGATGAGCACCTGGGCGACCGGTTGGCACGTCTGCGCCGACTGGCAGACCTCACGCAAGAGGGATTGGCGGAGCGTTCCGGCGTGTCCGTCGATGTGGTCCGGAAACTTGAGCAACGGCGGAAGCACAGCGCACGATTGCCGACCCTTCACGCGCTGTCGCAAGGGCTCGGAGTGGAGCTGACAGCCCTACTCGGCGACCCGCCGGGCGTTCCCTCTACCGGCGACGCGGAACCGCCTCAGTTGGTCGCTGTGCGCCGCGCGATCATGCCCCCGCTGTTCGCCCCGCCCCCGGAGCCAAACGGCGCTGAGCGGCTGTCTCTGCCCCTTCTGCGCCGCGAGATCTCCGACGGCTGGACTCTCTACCATGACGCGGAATTCGGGCGCCTCATGGAAGTCTTGCCGGGCATCATCGCTGACGCTCGATTCGCTGCCGCTGTGGGTAATGCGGATGAGCGGGCAGCGGGTCAGGCTGCGTTGGGCAAGGCGCTGCAACTGGCGGGGCACCTTGCTATCCGCCTGGGGAAAATTGACCTTGCGCTGAGCGCACTTGAACGCGCCATGAATGCCGCATCCGATTCCTCCGATCCGTTGCTCTCGGGGATGATCTCGAATTCCGTCGCATGGAACTACCAGCGGCAAAACCGACTCGACGACGCCGAGCACCTTGCCGTTTACGCTGCCGATGCGGTCGAGAAAGAGCAGGGCAACACCGCTGAGGGGCTGCGGGTGTGGGGCGGACTGGTCATGTCGGCTGCTACCTCTGCGGCCCGTTCCGGCGACTACGACAAAGCCAGCGAGATGATGACCACGGCGGAGAATGCGACGCGCCGACTGGCCACGCTTCCGCCTCCCGCTGACGGAAAGATGGTCTCGGTATTCAGCCGCTCATCCGTCCGCATTGAGCGTGTCCGCCTCGCTGTCCAGCACGCACGGCCCGAGGAAGCGCTCAGCCTCGCCAAGGGAATGCGCCTCAGCGCCGACACGCCGCCCTCGTGGCGCACGTGGCTACTCCTCGACGTGGCGCGGGCGCACGCCGACCTAGGGAACGCTGAGGGTGCCGTAAAGGCCCTTGAGAGGCTGCGGCAGATCGCCCCGGCATGGATGCGCCATCACACCCTCGCTGTGGCCATCGTCAGTGACCTTTGGGCGGGACCGGCGCGCCCCTCTGGTCTGCGGAAGCTCGCTGAGTTTCTGGGAGTCGCCGACTAACGCCGTGAAACTGGGCCGTTGCGTCCCTGTAAGGGTTTCGTCGTCGTCGCCACGATCGAGACATGACCGAGCCAAAGCGATACCCATCAGCGCCGGTTGAACTTCCGTTGCGGATGGACCCGGACCCGGAACCTACGGCCGGTTGTGACGTG